GCGGGACGCAGCGCGGGACGCAGCGCGGGACGCAGCGCGGGACGCAGCGCGGGACGCAGCGCGGGCCGCAGCGCGGGACGCAGCGCGGGCCGCAGCGCGGGCCGCAGCGTGGGACGCAGCGCGGGCCGCAGCGCGGGCCGCATTGGAGCCGACCGTAAAGAAGCTCCAGGAGTCGGCGTTCGACCTGCTTGACCGCATGATCGAGGCGAAGGAGCGCGACGTCGCGTGATCACCGTCCTCGGCGTGGATCCCGGTCTCGAGCACGCGGGTTTCTGTCGCGTGAACTTCGGCGACGAGCTCGCGGCCGTGCCACGCCACATCGACGGACTCGGCGATCGCGCCGCTCACCGGATTGCGCAGGAGATCCGCGAGGAGAACGACGCCGGCGGACTGACCGCCATCGCGATCGAGGACTACGTCTGGCGTCCCGTGAAGGTCACGCGCGGGTACGCGGTTCACGGTATGGCGATGTGTCGCCTCCTCGGCCGCATCGAGATCCTGCTCGAGGACCTCACGACACCGATCCACTGGGTCCGCGCGCAGGACTCTCTGCGCGATCAGCCCATGGGAGCGAAGGCAACCGCGTTCGGTATCCCCGGCACCAACGACCACCAGCGCTCGGCGTTCTATCAGGCGCGCTGGCTCATCGGGACGCTTCGCATGTCGGGTGCGCGATGACGCATGACCGCTCAAGCACTACTACATCGGCTGTGAAATCTCTACAGCGAATGTCGCATTGCTTGAGCGAAGGGGCAGGTTCCCGATGAAGCCAGACGAGCTCCGGTTCGTGGTCGGCCTGATGGTCGGTGGCTGCGCGTTCGGGATCTTCGTGCTCGGCTTGCTGTGGGTGCGCCAGGAGCGACGGGACAAGCGCGAGGCGAAGGAGTACTTCCGTGCTCGGGGGTTGGACGTATGAGCCGTCCGAAGCTCGTCCTCTGTGCCGGCTGTGGAGGCGACATCCACGACGAGCTCGTCGTAACCGATGCCCTCTATGCCCGCGAGGCCCAGATCTCGTGGTGCCAACCGTTCTTCCGGAAGTTCGACCCCGTCAGCGGAGCACACGGCGGCGGGACGCACCACGACCCGCAAGAGATCTTCCGAACCGGCGTCGTGCTGTGCGTGGAGTGTTGGCGTCGACGTGAAGGCACGACCAAGTCGCAGTCGCTGTGGGGCTACTTCGATCGCGTCGCGACGACGCTTCGTCAGCTCTCGAGTGTGTGGGTGCGGCCACCGGCAGATCTGCGACGTGACCTGTTCGGCAACGACATACAACGCGAAAGGAGGGTGGGATGACAGAGGCAGCAGAGGAACAGACCGGAAGCGAGCAGCAGGAGCTGTTCGTGTTCGAGGACGTGGTCGTCGAGAAGGCGTACCTGAGCGTCCTCGGCGCGTCGTCGCTCGAGCTGGCCGAGGACCAGGTGCTCGAGCATGGCGAAGAGGTCGAGCTCGTGTTCCGCGGGATCGTGCAGGCGTCCCGCATCGTCACGAAGAACCGCGGCGATCGAGACGGCGGCCGCAAGCAGACGACGGTCACGCGCGTCGTGAAGGTCGACGAGCTCAAGAGCATCAAGGTGCGTCCGCAGCTCAAAGGCCTCAAGGACGTCTGAACAAACAACGAGACCCCCGCGTGAACGGAGGTCTCGTGTGCAGAGCGGTTGTCAACCTGAGACCGAAATCGTAGAGGGAGCCGACGACAGTGGATCGCATGATCGAGCAGCGACACGGCGACTGGGTCGTCACGAACCCGATGGGGTCCGCGGTGCTAGCGCGGTTCCAGACGGAGGAGCTCGCCGAGGCGTTCCTCGCTGGATTCGCCGCGGGCAAGGACTACGGCTGGGACGAGGCGATCGACAGCGACGGCGTGGTGCTCGTCGATGACGAGGGAAACCCAACGATCAAGCCCTCGGAGCTGCGCAAGATGGTCGAGGGCAACAGGCGGTTCCTCGCGGAGCACTCATCGTGACGCCGAAAGCACAAGGCCTCGACCTCGCCGCTGGTATCTCGATACCACTCGACCTGGTCACCCAGCGTGCGGCGATCCTCGGTCGGACCGGAAGTGGGAAGACGTACACGCTGCGCAAAATCGTCGAGCTGCTCGTCGGCGCCGGCCTGCCCGTCGTCGTGCTCGATCCGATGGGCGCGTTCTACGGCCTGCGCGCGAGCGCCGACGGCAAGCGTGAGGGGATCCCCGTCACGATCCTCGGCGGCGAGCACGGCGACATCCCGCTCGAGTCCACCGCCGGCGCCGTCGTCGCGGATCTCGTCGTCGACCATCCGGGCGCCTACATCATCGACCTGTCGTCCTTCGACACCGACGCCGAGGAGGACCGCTTCGCCGAAGCGTTCGCCTACCGTCTCTTCCGCGCGAAGGCGAAGAACAAGACGGCGATGTGTCTGATCGTCGACGAGGCCGACAGGTTCGCACCGCAGCGGCCGTACAAGGGCCAGGAGCGCATGCTCGGCGCGTTCAACACACTGAGCCGACGAGCTCGTCAGCGCGGCCTCGGCCTCATTCTTGCCACGCAGCGGCCGGCGTCGCTGAATAAGCACGTGCTCACGCAGGCCGAACTGCTCGTCGTTCACCAGATCACCGGCCCCCAGGACCGCGACGCCGTCGACGAGTGGGTCACGATGCACGGCACCAAGGAGCAGCGCAAGGAGTTCCTCGAGTCGCTGAGCAAGCTCGAGCGCGGCGAGGCCTACCTGTGGAGCCCGTCGTGGCTGCAGATCTTCCAGCGCGTGCGCATCGCCAAGACGACGACGTTCGACAGCTCGAAGACGCCCGAGCCCGGTGACGTCCCGGTCGAGCCGAAGAAGCTCGCGCCGGTCCAGCTCGAGGTCCTGCGCAAGAAGATGGTCTCGACGATCGAGAAGGCGAAGGCGGACGACCCGCGGGAGTGGAAGAAGAAGGTCGCCGAGCGCGATCGCCGGATCCGCGAGCTCGAGACCGAAATGCAAGAAAAGGGCCGTTCTCTTGAACATGCGGCCGCGCATGTAAGAGAAGTTGAACGAACCGTCGAGGTGAAGGTGCCCATCCTCGACGCGAAGCTCGTCGCGCACCTCGACCGCCAGACGGTTTCCGCCGTAAAGAACGCCGAGAAGGCCGCAGCGCAGCTCGGCTCGATCCTGTCCGACATCGGCGCCCGCCTCGAGGAGGCGCGGTCGCTCACCGGTCAACGGCCGAAGGGAGGCACTCATGCCGATCGCGTTCTGACGCAGACCTCGCCTCGTCCGGCGCCGGGGGTGGTGGCTTCCCCGAAGCCCGCCGTTCCTGCGAGGGAGCGCGTTGCTGACCCCGCGGCGCCGGCGGCGAGCAACGGAGATCTCCGACTGAGCGGATCACAGCAGGCCATCCTCGATGCGCTCGCGTGGCTCGACTCGATCGCCCGCAACAAGCCGACGCGCAACGCCGTCGCACTCGTCGCGAAGGTGAGCTCGAAGTCGTCAGGGTTCGACAAGAACCTCAGCACACTGAAGACCGCCGGCCTCGTGTCGTATCCGGGCCCCGGTCTGCTGTACCTCACCAACGACGGCCGCGCGCATGCTCGCGTCCCGGAGCGGCCACCGACGCAGGAAGAGATGCAGGAGGCCGTCTACGCGCGCCTCAGCAGCTCACAGACCGCGATCCTGCGCGCGCTCGTCGAGATCTGGCCCGACAGCGCGGACCGCGAGCTCCTGGCCGAGCGCGTCAAGGTGTCGCCGGCGTCGAGCGGATACGACAAGAACCTGTCGACGCTCCGCACGCTCGGCCTCGTCGACTACCCGCAGCGGGGCTACGTTGAGGCGACGGACGCGATGTTCCTTGGAGGTGGGGTGTGACGCTAGTTCACGCCGCTTACGTCGACGTCCTTGGCCAGCTGCTCGACGGCTTCACACAGCTTCAGGACCGACTCAGAGAGCGCCTGCAGCGCCTTCGTTTCCTCGCTGCGGCCGCTACCCGCGACGGACTGTGGCTTCGCCTGTCGGGCGAGCTGCTTTGCTTCGTTGACCCTCGCTGTCACCTGAGCGGACGACATTTGCTCCTCCTCCTCCTCTTCGCCAGATCTCAACCCTACGCCGACAAGCAGACAGACCGAGGCGGTGACATCCTGTGAGCTCGCTGAGCGACTTCACCAAGGCGATCGCGCGCGTCTCGGAGGGCTTCTGTCCGCTCTGTGACGGCGAGCTCCCCCGCACCCCGACGCTGAAGTTCACCGGGGGCAGCGTCACTAGGTCGGATCACGGAGGCCACATCGTGGTCGACGAGGCCGTCCTGCACTCCGTCGAGGATCCCGGCTTCTGCCTCCTGTGCGGCGTCGGCTTCGGCGTCGAGACGGTTGCCGGCAAGCCCGCGCTTCGCACGTCGCGAGCACTTACGAAGGACGAGATCCAGAAGCTCTATGACCGGGAGGGGGGCTCGTGACCAAGACGGCCTACGCTGGGAAGAGGGGCTCAGCGAACAAGGGGGAACGAATGGCGGTCGGTCCACGGCTGCGCTTCGAGGTGTTCAAGCGCGACAACTTCACGTGTCGGTACTGCGGACGCAAGTCGCCGGAGGTCATCCTCCAGGCCGACCACGTGATCCCTGTCGCCGAGGGCGGTGGGAACGAGATCGAGAACCTCGTCACGTCGTGCTTCGAGTGCAACAGCGGGAAGGGGAAGATCCTTCTCACACTGCTGTCCCCGGAGGGTGACGTCACCGAGAAGGCTGTGCTCCTCGCGGAGCGTGAGCGGCAGCTTCAGGAGTACAACGAGGTTCGCCGCAGGATGCGCGAGCGAGAGAACGCCGACATCCAGCAGATCATGGAGGCCTGGGAGCGTTTGTGGGGTGGGCGCAGCGTCGACTACTTCCCGAACGAGGCACAGCTCCGCAGCCTCCTCAACGAGACGACGGTCTACGACCTGCTCGACGCGGTCGAGATAGCAGCCGAGAAGACGAGTCCGTCATACGCACGCGTCCGCTACTTCTTCGGCGTCGCATACAACAAGGCTCGCGGGCCGAGAGAGACCCGAGACGTAGCCGCGTCCCCTTCCAAGAAGGGGAAGAAGAAGGACTCGGTCGAGTCGTCCTCAGGCGCAGAGGAGCTGCTCGAGCTCCTGGGATTCACGATCGCGGTCGGAGGACCCACGGCGCTTCGGGCGTTCGCGGAGACGGCAAACAGCTGGTGGTACGGAGAAGGCGACAACCGCAAACACCTCTTCCACCAGTTCAGGCGCCGAGACTGGGACTCCTTCACAGCAGGCCTGCTCGACGGGAGCCGGCGATGGATCGAGAGCCCGGATCCCGATCGCGCGGCGAGAGCTTCCTTAGCGCCGATGAACGACCTCGGCTACGCCATCGGGTTCGGAGGCATCCGCGGCGAGGAGGCTCCGGCTCCGGCAGGCGATCTCCTGCTCCGGGTCAGAGATGCTCTCGCGGAGATCTACCGGACTGGACGTAGCGTTCACCTTCTCGCGACCTGGTCTGAGGAAGCTCGCGGTTCGTTCGCCGATGGATTGATCGCTGGCCTTCGCTCATTCTCAGACTGGCGCGATAGCGACAAGGGCTACGTGTGGACGTCCGACGATGACCTTGCGCATGACCTCGGCGGCGCGATCGGGGACCTCGGACCGACGATCGCTGCAGACGTCGTGCTCCACCTGTGCGACCCAGTCGACTTCGACCGACAGCAGGGATCAACGACGTGGGTTGGACCCGGTTGGTCGCAGCATCGATCTGAGGCGTTCGCTCTTGGACTCTTCGCGGGCCTCGAGACACATCGGAAGAGAGGGCTCATCTGATGCCGTGGGTCAAAGTCGACGACGGGTTCCATGACCACCCGAAGGTCAAAGCGATCGGCCTCGACGGCGCGGGTCTGCTCATCTCGCTTACGACTTGGTCGTCGAGACACCTCACGGACGGTGTGGTGCCTGAGCAGGTCATTCGCGAGATGTGTGGCCACCCAAAGCGCTTCCAGACCCTGTTGCAAACCCTTTTGAAAAACAAATGTCTCCGTAGGTGTCCCGGGGGGACAACGAAGCGTTATGCCATCCACGACTACCTCGACTACCAGGACCCCGCCGAGGTCATAAAGGCCCGCCGAGCTGCGGAAAGAGAGAAGAAGCGCAAGCAGCGGCGGTCCGCCGTTGGCCTCAGTCCCGATGGGAGTCCCGGGGGGACAGCTGGTGTTGAAAAGGAGGTGTCCCGGCCCCCCGACCCGACCCGTCCTGCAGGTTCAGGTTTTGGGGTTGGAGAGACCTCCGAGCAACAACAACACGGCGATGTTGCTGACGCTTCGCTCGAACCCAATGCCCTCGTTGATCGCTGCATCGCGATCGGTGTCAGTCGAAAGGTCGCAGCTGATCTCGTGAAGGCCGACCCCGAAGCGGTCGCACAGCAGCTCGCGTGGCTCCCGCAGCGTGCGTCCCACGATCAAGCGGCTGTACTCGTGTCGGCGGTCCGGTCCAACTGGGGACCACCGACCAAACCGACTGAAGCGCGCCGCGAGATCCCGTGGGCGAGCGAGGTGAGCTGACCTGGCCCCGATCAGGCCCCGCCGCGGCCGGCCCCTGCGCCAGACCCGATACGAACGCGGGGTCGAGCTGCGCCGCACGGACATGTCACTGAGCTCGACGGTGATCGCCATCGACATCGCCATGAAGAAGCTGAACCCGCGGATCGACAAGGCCATCGACCAGTGCCAGGCCTCGAGCTCCGGATCGATCGTCGGATCCGTGGTCCAGGTGCCGATGTCGGACCCCATGTCGCAACGCGCTTTCGACTTCCTCGAGAGCGTGAGGCAGACCCTCGAGGACCTCGTGAATGAAGCGCCGTGACGTCGTGCAGTGCGCGGTCCGCGAGCTCGTCGGCGAGAGCCTCAGCACCACGCGCAAGAAGCTCGGATTCACGCAGACCTTCGTCGCGGACGCGATGGCCATCGCAGGTTACGCATGGTCCCGTGACGTCGTCGCAAAGATCGAATCGGGCAAGCGGCGGTTCCTCGTCGACGAGCTCGTGGTACTGCTCACGGTGCTCCCGTTCGACCTTGCGGACATCCTGCCCGAGCCGGTTGGTGATGCATATAAGCGTTGACAACGAGCGAACTGTGGCACACTCGAGGTGCAGAGGTGACTCCGAAGCCCGGTCTCGCGGCCGGGCTTTCGTCGTTCCTGGGAGTGAAACGCTCCGTGACAACGCGCCGAGCTCGACCCTGCATGGTCCGCAGATGCCCGAACGTGGTGACGAGTTCGAGGCCGTACTGTGCCGATCACCTCGAGCTCGGTGACTACGGGCCCGAGTGGCGGAAGATCTCCGACGAGCAGCTCGCTCGAGAGCCGTGGTGTCAGTGCGGATGCGGCCGGCCGGCCGAGGTCGTCGACCACGTGATCCCGCGATCGCAGGGCGGAACCGACGATCGCTCGAACCTGCGATCGCTCGCTCGCACATGTCACGGCGAGAAGACGTGGAGGATCGGATGAGAGACAACGTGCCCACCTACCGCATCGACGTCTACCTCGACATCGCCGGCGAATGGCGCTGGCGCCTGGTCGCCGAGAACGGACAGATCGTCGCCACGAGCGGCGAGGGCTACATCAACCGCGCCGACTGTCAGGACATGGCGAACACGCTGTTCTCGCACCGAGTCCTTGTCGTCGAGGCTTCGCGCTGAGCCCATGGGCGAGAGGAGGCAGCAGCCCTTCGCAGATGGTGAGCCGCTGTTCGGCCGGGACTTCCTCTCGGCGCTGGTCGACAAGGGGATCGTGCCACCTGAGACGACCCGCGTGGTGATCGAGGCCACGGCCAACGACTTCGTGCAGGTCCATTACCGGGTCGTCGGGGACGAGCGCCTGCTCACGGTCGTCGATGAGCTCGCGCTCGCGGAGGTACGAACCGAGACCGCTGGCGGGTAGGGGGGTTCGAACTTCACGCGGATCCCGACTGTTCTGTGACTTCCAGTCGCCGTCCATCCGGTACGAGTCTGGGCTGATTTTCCTCCCGACCCCGTTTTTTTGAACCCGGAGGTTTTTGTGGACACCGACAGAGCCCCACTTTCCGGCCGAAAGTCGGCCTGATGGCTGGCCGAGGCCCAGCCCCGAAGGACCCGAAACGCCGACAGCGGAAGAACACGACACAGGTGACGGAGCTCGCCGAGAAGCGCGAGGAGATGCTCGCCGGTCGGCCGCCTGCACTCGGCGACGGGATGCTCGAGGTCACCCGGAAGTCCTGGAACGCGTTCTGGGCTTCGAAGCTGGCGCAGCGGGTGGTCGCGACGACCGACCTGCCGGCGCTCCGCCGGCTGTTCTCGCTGTACGACGAACGAGAGCGCGCGCTGCGGGCCTACCGTCGCGAGCGCCTCGTCGTCGGATCGACGGGTCAGCCCGTGATCAATCCGATGGCGAAGGTGATGGTCGCCCTCGACACCGAGATCCGCGCGCTCGAGGACCGCTTCGGTCTGTCGCCGGCGGCGCGGATCCGCCTGGGCATCGCGCTCGGCGAGGCGAAGAAGACCTTGGAGGACATGAACCGTGGCCTCGACGAAGACGGAGACGAAAAGCCCGAGACCGAAGAGGACCCGCGGATCATCCGGGTCGAGAGGAAGAACTAAGCCGCCCCAGCTCCGGCCGACGCTCGGGCCGTTCGTGTGCCGGTGGATCGAGAAGTACCTCGTCCACTCGCAGGGCGACTGGCTCGGGCAGCCGTTCCGGCTGACGCAGGATCAGAAGCGGTTCATCTACCGGGCATACGAGCTCTACCCCAGCGCCCGGCGCGTGGTGCGCCGCGCGAAGCGAGGACGACCGAAGGGGTCGGGCAAGACCGAGCTCGCCGGCGCGATCGCGTGCGTCGAGCTCGCCGGCCCGGCCCGGTGCAAGGGGTTCAAGGAGAACGGGACGCCGATCCCGACGTCGGTGACATCGCCGGACATCCCGGTTGCAGCGGCGTCGTTCGAACAGGCCGACACGCTGTTCGCGGCCGCGCGCGTGATGTTCGGCGGACCGCTGGCCGACTTCGTCGACATCTACGACACCGAGATCCTGCTCCGCGAGGCGCCCGGTCGGATGTACCGGGTCGCTGCAGCGACGGGCACCAACGACGGCAAGCGCCCGACGTTCTTCGTCGGCGACGAGACGCACGAGTGGATCGGCAGCAAGAAGCGGGTCTGGCTCGTCCTCGAGAACGGTCTCGCGAAGCGACGCGACGCGTGGTCCCTCGAGATCACGACCGCGGGTGTCCGCGACGAGGAATCGCAGGCCGAGGACTCTTACGAGCTCGGCCGGCGCGCGGCCGCCGGCGAGGTGAAGGATCCGGGCCTGCTGTTCGACTGGCTCGAGGCCTCCGACGAGTGGGACCTCAACGATCCCGAGCAGCTCGAGGCCGCGGTGCGCGAGGCGAACCCGGAGCCGTTCACTCCGGTCGAGAGCATCATCGCGCGCTACGGCGAGATCGCTGAGCACGAGTTCCGCCGCTACCACCTGAACCAGTGGGTGAACTCGATCGAGCAGTGGGACGTCGCCGGCAAGTGGGACGAGCTCGCGGACACGGAGCGGAAGGTGTCTGCCGGCGCCGAGGTCGCGCTCGGCCTGGACGGTTCGTACAACGGGGACTCGACGGCGCTGATCGGTTGCACCGTCGACGAGCCGCATCTGTTCACGCTCGGCATCTGGGAGAAGCCCGAGAAGGCGAAGGACGACTGGCGCGTCCCGATCAGCGAGGTCGAGGAGGCCGTCCGGCAGGGCTGCCGCGACTACACCGTCCGGGTCGTCCACGCTGACCCGTTCCGGTGGCAGCGGTCGATCGACGCGCTGCAGGACGAGGGCGTGCCGATCGTCGACTTCGCTACGAACTCAGCGCCGCGCATGGTGCCGGCGACGACGGAGCTCACCGAGGCGGTCCTCGGCGAGACGCCGCGCGTAACGCACGACGGCGACCCGCGCCTGGCGCGCCACGTGAAGAACGCCGTGCTCAAGATCGACAAGTCCGGGCCGCGCATCGTGAAGGAGCACAAGATGTCGAAGCGGAGAATCGACGCGGCCGTCGCCGCAGTGATCGCGCACGACGGAGCGATCCGTCACGCCGAAACCAAACCACCAGAGCCCCGGATCCGGATCCTCGGCCGTGACGAAGACGATTAGCCGGGTGTTCGGCGACATCATCCAGAGGTCGAAGGGGACGTTCTGGAACTTGCTCGAGCTCGTCGGCCTCGGATGCGTGGTCTACGCGGTGTTCCGGACGTCAACGACGTGGGGTTTCGTCGCTCTGGGGCTCGCGCTGATCCTGGCCGCCAACGCTAGGTCTCGTTCGTGACGTTGCTCCGTGGCCTGCTCGGCCAGCGGTCGGTCGAGAACCCAGCGCAGCCGCTGACGTCCACCGCGCTCGTTGATGTGCTCGGCGGTCCGCGCTCGCATGCCGGCGTGACGGTGACCGAAGAGAAGGCGATGGGCATCACCGCGATCTTCCGCGGCGTGTCGATCATCGCCGGCCTCGGCGCCTCGACGCCGCTGAAGACCTACAAATCGGGGACGCGCGAGCGGGTCTCGGTGCGGATCCTCGACAACCCGCACCCGGAGATGACGCCGTTCGAGTTCTGGGAGCTCGCGTGGCTCTACGTGCTGCTTTGGGGCAACGCGTACATGCTCAAGCAGCGCACCGTCGCCGGCCAGCTCGCCGAGCTCTGGCTGCTCCATCCACGACGCGTCAAGGTCGAGGTCGAGACGAACGCCAAGGACCCGAACTTCGGGCGCAAGGTTTTCCGCGTCCGGCTCGCGAACGGTGGCGAGAAGACGTACACGAGCAAGGAGATACTCCACGTCCCCGGCCTTGGATACGACGGGCTGCAGGGCCTGTCGGTGATCAAGGTCATGGCGCAGTCCCTGGGAATAGCGCTCGCCGCGGACGAGTACGCAGCCCGGTTTTACTCACAGGACGCGACGCCCGGCGGCGTCATCATTGTCGACGGCGAGCTCTCGAGCGAGTCGTGGAGTCGACTGAAGACGCAGTGGAAGGCGCTGCATCAGGGCACGTCGAAGGCGCACGAGCTCGGCGTCCTCGAGGGCGGCGCGAAGTGGCAGCAGATCGGCCTCGACGCCGAGGACTCCCAGCTGCTCCTGACGCGGAAGTTCAGCGTGAGCGAAGCGGCGCGGCTGCTCGGGCTGCCCCCGCATCTGCTCGCCGACGTCGAGAAGTCGACGAGCTGGGGCACCGGGATCGAGCAGCAGAACATCGGGCTCGTCGTCTACACGCTGAGCTCGTGGTTCTCGCGGTTCGAGCAGCGCGCCACGCGCGAGCTCACCGGCCCGGGCATCTTCGCCGAGTACGACGTGAATGGTCTGCTCCGCGGCGACATGAAGACGCGATTCGAGAGCTACTTTCGCGCCGCCGGCGGACCCTGGATGTCGGTCGACGAAGTCCGCGCTTTCGAGAACTTGGAGCCGATCGACGGAGGGGACGCGCTGTTGCGTCCGGTGAACATGGCGGCCGCGGACGCGGTCCCAGACGACGAGGAGGACATCACGGATGAAGACCCGAACGCGACCTGACGCCGGTGAGCGGGTGACTCAGCAGCGCCATGCTCGGCGATCCGGACTTGAGCGGCAGCTCGGCCGTCAGCTGCAGGCTCCGGCCGGCGCCGAGCTCCGTCTCGATGCGATCCAGGGCGCGGAGATCCGCGCGGCCGCCGAACCGGGCGACCCGATCGGCTTCCGCGGCATCGCCGCGGTCTTCGACTCGCGCACCTTGATCGAATCCGGCCCGTGGGGCTTCTTCGAGGAGATACGCGCTGGCGCGTTCACGGAGTCGCTCGGCGTCGACGACATCCGCATGCTGAAGAACCACAACGAGGATCTCCCGCTCGCGCGCAACACCGCGGACCCGGTGAGTCTTCGCCTCGAGGAGGTCGACGTCGGGTTGGCCGTCGATGCCGACATGGACCCCGTGAGCTACGCGCTCGACCTCGCCATCTCGATCGAGCGCGGCACCGTATCGCAGATGTCGTTCGCCTTCGAGACGCTCGAGGAGTCCTGGATCACCCTCGAGGCCGACGACCCGGACAAGGGCAAGGTCATGGAGCCCGAGCTCCGCGTCGTCCACAAGGTCAAGCTCTGGGAGGTCTCCCCCGTCACCTTCGCCGCCTATCCCGACACCGAGGCCTCACTTCGGATGCGGGATCTGAACACGATCGCATCGCGACTCGGTCTTGAAGACGTCGAGCAGATCCACGAGCTCGCCGCCGAGCTCCGCAAGCGGGAGCCGAACCCAGAAGTGATCCGAGCCCTCGTCGGTGGGCTCGAGGAACGGGCGCCAGCCATAGCGCCGGTGGAGGCCGCCATACCTCCGATCACCGACACCCCGGGAGCAGCTCTCTCGGTGATGCAGCGGCGTCTTCGCATGAAGGCCCGCGAGCACGGTCTCGTCGCGTAGAGCGCGAAGAGGTCGAGACACGACGCGGTCTCAGCGCGAGACCGGACCCAAGGAGGTAGGCATGTTGCACCCGCACACCCAGAAGTTCGGCGTGCGTGTGTCCGGAGCTCGTGACGCGGCGCCTTGCGGCCCGCAGGACGAGTTCTCCGAGCGCATGGCGCGCAAGGTCGGTGGCAAGTACCCCGCCATCGGCGGTGGCGACGGCACGGTCGCCGTCACGCAGCAGGTCCAGGCCGGCACGCTTCAGGAGAAGCGTGAGAAGAGGGCCAACATCTGGGAACAGATGAAGAACCTCCTCGACGTCGCCGAGGCCGAGAAGCGCGAGCTCAGCGGCGAAGAGACGTCGCAGTACGACCAGCTCGAGGCGGAGCTCGACACGCTGGGCAAGGAGATCCAGCGTCGCGAGCGTCACGAGAACCGTGCACGTGAGCTCGACCGGGTCGACCGTGACCCGGCGATCGTGAACGACCCCACCGACGATTCGCCGACGAGCGAGGAGTACGAGGTCGCGTTCCGCGGCTTCATGCGCGACGGCATCTCCGGCGTCAGCCCCGAGCAGCGCAAGGTGCTGCAGCAGGGCTTCGTCGAGCTCCGCGCGCAGGGCGTCGCGTCCGGCGCGGCCGGTGGCTACTTGGTGCCTCAGGGCTTCCGTCAGCGTCTGCAGGAGACGATGAAGTTCTTCTCGCAGATGCGGCAGGTCGCCGAGGTCATCGAGACCGACACCGGCAACCCGCTGCCGTGGCCGACGAACAACGACACCGCGAACAAGGGCGCGATCCTCGCGGAGAACACCCAGGTGACAGAGCAGGACGTCACGATCGGGACGAAGACGCTCGGTGCGTTCATGTACACGAGCAAGCTCGTCCGTGTGTCCTTCCAGCTGCTGCAGGACTCGGGGTTCGACCTCGAGGGGTGGCTGGCGCGCAAGCTCGGTGAGCGCATCGGGCGGATCCAGAACGAGCACTTCACCACGGGCGTCGGCACCACGCAGCCCGAAGGTGTGCAGACCAACGCCACGGTTGGCGTCACCGGCACGACCGGCCAGACGACGACCGTGATCTTCGAGGACCTCATCGACCTGGTGCACTCGGTCGATGTGGCCTACCGGGCCGAGGCCGGCTTCATGCTGAACGACCTGACGGTCGCGAAGGCACGCAAGCTCAAGGACTCGACCGGGCACCCGCTCTGGCAGCCGTCGCTGCAGCTCGGAACGCCGGACACACTGCTCGGCTACGGGCTGTTCACGAACAACGACATGCCGGTGATGGCCGCGGATGCGAAGTCGATCCTGTTCGGCGACTTCAAGCGGGGCTACGTCATCCGTGACGTCTCCGGTGTCCAGCTGCTCCGTCTCGAAGAGCGGTACGCGGACTACCTGCAGGTCGGGTTCCTCGCGTTCCAGCGTTCGGACGGTCTGCCGCAGGACGCAGCAGCGATCCGCGCGTACAAGAACTCCGCCACCTAGTCAGCGGAGCTCGAGTAGTTGGAGCTCCCCCACATCCGACCCCTGCGATGAGGCCGGATGTGGGGAGCTCATCTCTTTCCACCCGAAAGGAGCCATCCGTGGCCGAGAAGAAGCAGGGCAAAGTGACACCGGAGGCCGATCACGATCGCATCGTGATGGCGTCGCGGACGCCCGACGGGACGCCGGCGCAGCACAACCCGGAGTTCATCGGGGACAAGAAGGTCGCCGAGGAGGCGGCCGCGGTGCAGCTCGGACAGCAGAAGGCTTCGGCCGCTGACCAGGCGCTGCGCGGCGTCGTCGACACCGGCGGCGTGCTCGCCGAGGACGGCGACAAGAGCGGCGTCGGTTCGAGCGAGCCGGACGCAGCCGTGGCCGAGATCGTCGACGCGCACGAGAAGGCGCAGAAGGCGGCCGACAGCCAGGCGAAGTCCGAAGTCAGCAAGCTCCACGAGGGGCTCGGCGCCTGATGCCCCTCATCCGACTTCTGACCGGCTTCATCGGCAACCTCGAGGGGCACGAGTGTCCCCCGGCCGGCGCCGAGATCAAGGTCAGCTCCGCTCTCGCTGAAGCGCTGTGCGACGGCGAACGGGCGGAGCGGATCAGCGATCCGAAGCAGCGCGCGACGCGTGGGCGGAAGACGGATGTCGAACGTGCCGTGACCCGGCCGCCTGAGAACCGGGCGGCCGGGTCCACGCGCGAGGAGGTTCGCGATGGTAGTCAGTAGCGCAACGCACAGCGTCACGACGTCGGCGACGAAGATCATCGACACCGACGAGGACTCGCTCGCGACCGTCGTCTACAACCCCGACACGAACCCGACGGTGTACTGGGGCGGGTCGGACGTCACGACGTCGATCGGGATCCCGATCCCGCCCGGCGGCAAGGAGGCCTTCGATCTCCGGGGCGTGGGCGACGACGTGTACATCATCGCCGGCAGCGCGTGCACCGTCCGTAAGGGCTTGGTCACGTGATCCGGAGCTACGGCCCGCCGGCTGGTTACCCCCTCGTCGGCGAAGGGGTCCTGAACGAGGCCCGCTTCCGTGGAGCGACCGCAGCTGGTCCGCCCACGTCCGGCACGTTCAACGTCGGCGACTTCGTTATCTCTCACACCGGGAACATGTACATCTGCGTCGCCGCCGGCACCCCTGGCTCGTGGGAGGTCTCCGGCAAGTCGGAGCTCGGCAATGCCGTCAAGACCGACGACCAGAACATGAACACGGCCGGCACGAATCCGAACGACCTCACCGGACTGTCCTTCTCGGTGACTTCGCGGGGGCGCCCCTATTGGGTGATCCTTCGGGCGCCCCAACTCAAGCAGCAGGTCGCTGTCGTCTACGCAATCTCCGCGCTCATCCGCAACGCGTCCGACGTGGTCTACCCCGGCGCATACGGTCCCGCTCCGATCGCGGGAGTCACCGGAGGGTCAGCTTCCCTGGCCGGCGCCCGGTCAGAGGTGCGCATCGACGACCCCGCGGGAACGGTTAAGACGTTCAAGGGCACCCTGCAGGCCAACAACGCCTCGGCGAACTTCCTCGTCCAGTCCTCGGTCATCTACGCCACCATGACCGCCATCGAGGTCTGATGCCCGCCCCGACGATCCTGTCCCACCGGACCACCTACGGTTCGACCATCATCGGCAGCGAAAAGGCGTACACGATCGAGCCGCCGGCGAAGAACGAAGCGACGAGACTCATCCTGTCCTTCCACTACACCGGCGGGTCGGCGCTGTGGACCGACCCTTTCAACTACTCCGGAGCGGCATACGCCTACGCGGCCCACATCGCCGCTCACGGGTTCGTCTTCGTCTCATCGCTGTGGAGCGGCGACTGGACCAGCGACGCTCAGCTGACAGCTATCGACGGCGCGCTGACGTGGGGAGCCGCACAAGGCATCGACACGACGAAGGTCGGCCTGTTCGGTGCCTCGGGCGGCGGACTGCCGGCGCTCAACTGGTGGAGGCTCAACCCCACCAAGGTCGGCGCCGCTGTGCTCTTCGTGCCCGTGGTCCACATCCCGCACCTCTACGACGACAATGCGCCGCTGCAGGCTGCGATGGACGCAAATTGGGGCGGTGACGCGAAGGCCAACGGTCTGCCGTACTCACCGCACACCTTCGGCGCGAGCCTCGCGGGGACGGCCGAGGCACTGATCTACAACTCGAGCGACGACGCCGCGATCCGCGACGCCGACGTCGAGGCCTTCGCCGCGGCCGCCGGCGCAACGCTCATCGACACCGGGCCGGGGGGCCACGGTGACCTCGCGAACTTCGACCCGAACG